AACCAAGAGCAGTGGAAGTAATCCAGTAAATGGTTCATTTGTAATTACTGGCAATGCTAATGGCGGTTATTTTGGTAATACAAGCACAACTACTACAACCATTACGGCAACTACAAGCCGCACCGATACGATAACATACACATTCAGCAATTGGAAGGACGCAAGCGGTAATACGTATGCGGCCGGAGGTAGTTATACTGCCAACTCGGCGGCAACCCTAACCGCACAGTATTCTTCATCCACTACTACTGGAACCACTTCATACACTAACAACTCAATTAGCGGATTGGCTACACCAAGCAGAGGCAATAGCACAATCGCAACTTATACTGTAAGATTTGATGCTAATGGGGGTAGTTGTTCTACAACTCAGCTAACTTCCCAAAAAACCCGTTCTTACAATTTCCGCGGGTGGGCTGAGACAAATAACGCTACAACTACATTAGCAAGTAATAAGACATATACAGCCGCAAAGACAGTATATGCGGTATGGGGTAATAGTGATAGCACGGCCGCGATAACTCTACCAACTCCAACTCGTTCGGGTTATACATTCAAGGGATGGGCGGCTTCTTCTTCTGCCACTTCTGGCATTACTGGCTCATACACTCCCGAAGGAGATATTACATTTGTAGCCATTTGGAGTTAGGATTATAGCACCGTATATTACAACAATAATGGTTCCTGCGTGGCTTGTTGTGTGTATTATAACAATAACGGCACGGCGGTATTATGTAATGTGTATTATAACAATAACGGCTCTGCCGTTTAGATATAAGGAGGCATTTTATGTTTTACTTGAATAAAGGGGCAGAGCTGAATATTGATTTATTGTAGAAGATGATTTCCAAGTTCAATGTTGAAGTTCAGCCCAAGTTGAGAAAATACAAGAATTATTATGATGGTATTTAGAAGATTTTAGCCAAGACATATAGTGACGAGACAAAGCCTTGTTCTCATACAGTTATCAATTATATGAAGGATATCGCTGATAGTTATTGTGGCTACTTGGCTACTCCTGGATATATTAGTTATGGTAGCGAGCAGGATATTGAGGATATTATGAATATCCTACGTTATAACGATTATATGAGTTAGGATAGTGATTTCTTACTTGATGCGTTAGTTTATGGCGTTGCTTCTGAATTGATGTATTTAGATAACGCAGGACAAGTGCGTTTTAGATTGATTACTCCTACTAACTGCTTCGGTATTTATGATGATACACTAACTGGTGATTTGATGTATTTCGTAAGAATGTATCAGGCCAGTTTGTGGGATAACTCCAATACTTATTTTGTTGATGTTTATAGCGATTTTGATGTAAAGCATTACAGAATGAGCGGTGAGAATGGTTATTTAGAGTTTTTGAGCGATGAGAAGCATTATTTCTCTCAATGTCCCGCTAATATCTTCTACTTGCCCGATGAGAAAAGCATTTTTGATTGCGTTCTTCCGCTTCAAGATGCGGTAAATGAACTGATTAGCAGTGAGATTGATGATTATAGTGCGTTCTGCGATGCTTACTTGGTATTAGAGAATGTTGATGCTGATGCCGAGGATATTCAAATGATGAAGCAGAACAGAGTGCTTTTACTGCCAGAAGGTGCGAAAGCCAGTTGGCTAACTAAAAATGCTAATGATGCCCAGGTTGAGAACATTCTACAACGCATTCACGATAGCATTTATAGAATTGCTAAATGTCCTGATTTCAGCAGTGAGACATTTATTGGAGGCGTATCAAGTGGTATTGCCATTAGATATCGCCTAACAGGAATGGAAAACAGAGCAGGCATTATTGAAGGCCGTATGAAGAAGGCATTACAACGCAGAATTGAGATTATTTGCGGCATTGCTTCTCTAAAACTTGGCGAAGCCGTATTTAGAGATATCAAGATTGATTTCAAGCGTAATATCGCAGTAGATGAAACTCAAACCATCAATATGGTAAATGCGTTGAAGGGAACTGTTAGCGATGCTACTTTACTGGCTCAGTTGCCATTTATTGATGATGTAAATGCGGAACTGGAAGCGGTGGCCGCACAGAAAGAAGCCAATATGGCACTCTACGATTTCTCTGCTCCTGGAAGCGAGGATGAAGAATAATGAAGTATTGGGCCAAGCGTAATTTAGAGACAAGTTAGAAACTAACTGCCAAGAGTGAGAAGGATATAGAGAAGCAGTTGATAAAGTATTATCGTGCGGCCGCAGATGATGTAGTAAATCAATTTGTGGCTACTTATGACAAATTACTTCTTACTCTTGGAGAGGGTAAGGCACCAACTCCTGCCGATTTATATAAACTTGATAAATACTGGCAGATGTAGAGCCAATTACAGAAAGAATTGTAGAAGTTAGGGGATAAGCAGTATAACTTATTCTTCAAGCAATTCACTAATCAATATTTGAGTATTTATAACGCATTGGCTCTGCCTTCACAAGAGACATTCGCCACAATGGATAGGGAAGCCGCAGAGCAACTTATCCAGTAGGTATGGTGTGCGGATGGCAAGAATTGGAGTTAGAGGATTTGGAAAAATACTGATAAACTCCAATAGACACTCAATGATAGGCTCTTGGAAACCGTTATTACTGGTAAGCCAAGTGCGGCTCTGCGTAAAACATTGATGGAGGATTTCAATGCCTCTTATCGCAACGCCGATAGAATTGTAAGAACTGAATTGGCACATATTCAAACCCAGGCCGCACAAAAGCGTTATCAGGATTATGGAATTGAGTATGTGTAGATTTGGGCCGATGAAGATGAGCGTAGATGTGAAGTGTGCGGCGAGCACCACGAAAAGCTAATTCCAGTAAATGGAGTAATGCCCGTTCCTTTTCACGCTAATTGTCGGTGTTGTATTATTCCAGTTGTATAACACGAGGGCAAAACTTTTGAAGTGTGCCTTCATAAAACTTACTTATCTTTGAAGAGGGTAGCGTTATCGCTACTCTCTTTTTATATGCCGTTCGGGGGGTTAGGCACTAAACAACCAATCAAATATTATAAGGGGCCGTCGCAGTGTCAATAAGCCGATGGAATCTATGGAGGTAATTTATTATGGATAATTTAGAAAACAACGTTGTTGAAACCGGAGCAGTAGAAACTACTCCAACCGAGGATGTAAAAACCTACACCCAAGAAGAGGTATTGGCTCTATTACAAGCCGAAACCGATAAGCGAGTAAATCAAGCACTCGCAAGACAGCAAAAGAAATTTGATAAGCAACTCTCTCTATCAAAATTAGATGGTAGCGAGCGTGAGAAGGCAGAGAAAGATAACCGTATCGCTGAACTTGAAGAGCAGTTGGCTCAGTTCCATATTGAGCGAAATCGTAGTGAATTGAAGAGTGTCTTATCTGCTCGTGGATTATCTGCCGAGTTCGCTGATATTGTAGCTATTGGCGATGATATTGAGGCCGCACAAGCCAACATTGATAAGTTGGATAAGTTATTCAAGGCCGCAGTAAAGGCAGAGGTTGAGAAAAGATTAGGTGGCAACGCTCCCAGAGGTAATGGTGGAGCCGCACCAGAAATTACAAAAGAAACCGCTATGAAAATGAGTATGGCGGAGTTGAGTAGATTAGAGCGTGAAAACCCTGATTTATTCAACAAATTATTCAACTAATATTTGGAGGTAATTTATTATGGCAAATGTTGTATTCAACAATAAAGTTATTGAAGCAAAGGCAAAGGATTTACTAACCACTGCTGTCAATACTCGCTCTATGATGAGCGTTGATAATTCTCTGGCCCAAGAGGCTGGAATGGTAAAAACCATCAATGTCTATACTTACGATGGCACCGCAGAAGAGTTAGCCGCAGGCGAAGGTAATACTAACAGAGGTTCTATCTCTTACGTTGGCACTGATTACACCGTAAAGATGGTTCAGCAGGCTTTTGATTATCAGGATGAGGATTATATGAAAGATAATACCATCGTTGATAATATGTTGAAGGGTGCTAACCAGGTTATGGTAAATAAGATGACAGCCGATTTCGTTGGCGAGTTAGCAAAGGCAACCTTAGAGGCTCCTTGTGCCGCTCTTGGTTATGATGCTATCGTTGATGGTATCGCAAAGTTGAACGTTGAGGATGAGAGCAAGTTGTTCGTTGTCATTCCTAATGCTTGGAAGGCTGAAATCCGCAAGGATGAAGATTATAAGGCCGCTCGTATGGGCGAGGTTATCTATAACGGTTAGGTTGGCACTGTCTGCGGCCTGCCTGTTATCGCTACTAACGCTCTAACTGATGCCGCTTATGTTATGAGCCCAGAAGCAGTAAAGTTATTTATGAAGAAGGATGTTGAGGTTGAGCAGGAAAGAGATGCCGACACCCGCACCAACTCCGTTTATCTACGCACTGCTTACATCGTAGCATTGGTTGATGCTACTAAGATTTGTAAGATTGCCAAGGCTTGATTTTAGCCTGATACATAAGGGGCGATTATTCGCCCCTAACTTACAAAAGGAGGTAAGCCCTAATGATTGAAGAAATCAAGGTAATGTTGGGTGAAGCCGCTACTAATTTTACAGACGCACAAATCGGTTTAGCATTGAAGTTAGCCTTGGCAGAAGTTGAGGCATACTGCGGCCGTGAGCCTGATGCTATTTTAGAGTTGATTGCTGAACGTATCGCAGTTATCAAGTTGAACCGCACCAATACAGAAGGATTGGCGAGCCAAGCATTTAGCGGCGTTAGCGAAAGTTATTTAGAGGGCTATCCCGCAGATATTTTAGCGGTTTTGAACCGTAAAAGAAAGTTCAAAAGTGTATAAGGGAGGTGTAGTTATGATTGCTACTGATATGCGTATTTACAATTACTTCACTCTTGGAGAGAAGGATGAATACGGACAACGCACCATTTCTACTACTCCTACTGGAACCATCAAGATGGCATTGAATATTACTTCTCAACATATCCAAGATAATATTTTATATAAGAACTGCTCTTACGTGGGAATTACTCACGCTAATGTTGATGATACATATATCATTTAGAATGGTAATGAGCGTTTGAAGGTTCTCTACGTAAATAAGCGTGGAGGATATAATTTAGTATATTTAGGTAATATGTAATGGCAGAAATTACTATCAAAGGTTTAGAAGCATTACAAAAAAAGTTTGAGAAGATGGCTAACGGCGAAAATACTCAAAAAGCCTTGTAGAAAGCGTGTGCGTTAGTGGAAGCAGAGGCCAAAAAGAACGCACCAAAAGGAACGGGTGAATTGCGTAGAAGCATAACCAGTAGAGTGGAAGATGATAAGGGTATTGTATATACTCCACTTGAATATGCTCCATATGTTGAATATGGAACTGGTTTATTCGCAGAGAATGGAGGCCGTTAGGATGTTCCCTGGCATTATAAGGATGATAAAGGCGAATGGCATACTACAAGCGGAATGAAGCCTCAACCTTATATGCGGCCCGCACTTGATGATAACAGAGAAGAGATTTTGAGAATTATAATGGAGGCACTTGTAAATGGTTGATTATAACAAAGAACTGGTTAGTGCGTTAGAAAGTGTCCTGCCTACTCATTATGAAATGGCACTAACCGCAGGCGAGGAAGTTCCTTGTATTTCTTATCAGGAACGTAATAACTACGTTTCTACTTCTGGAAATACGATTGGATATAGCAGAATTATTTATACAATAAAGATTTGGGCTAACAGTATCAAGTAGATTTAGCAGTATGCTCCATTAGTTGATGATGTTTTGCGGCCTCTTGGCTTCAAAAGAACTTCGGCTAATGAACTACACGATAACAACAGTTCAATGATTTAGAAAATATTCACTTATGAGGCATTAGCCTACGAGAATTACTAATGGAGGTAATAAATATGGCAGTAATTAGTAAAGGTATTACTTTATTCCACGGCGAAGTTGCTCTAACCAACTTATAGGAAATCCCAGAGTTGGGTGGAACCGCCGAGAGCATTGAAATTACTACTCTTGCCGATGCCGCTCATATGTATTGTGATGGCATTTTGAATTATGGCGACAGTTTAGCATTCAAGTTCTTATATGAGAAGGAGCAGTTTGTTGCTCTACACGAAGCAGAAGGCTCCCAGGAGTGGAAGGTTGAGTTGCCTGATGGTGCTACTTGCTCTTTCAGCGGAACCGCATCCGTTGCTCTTGATGGTGTTGGCGTAAATGCCGCACTTACTTACACTTTATCTATCAAGCCCGACAGCGAAATGATTTGGGCCTGATAACCCTAATTAGGGAGTGGTGGAGAGGCTATAACCTCTCTGCCTCTCCATCACTATAATTTTACAAAGAGAGGTATTTATTATGAATTATTTAGATTTTGAGGCAGGTAATAAGGCGTATAAATTACGCTTGAATACTCGTAATATTGTTAGTTTGGAAAAAGCATTGGGTTGTAATCCATTGGCGGTATTTGGTATGCGTGGCGATATTATCCCTACCGTTGAGAAAATGGTGGCAATCCTACACGCATCATTACAGCCATATCATCACGGCATTACAATGAATGATGCTTATGATATCTTTGATGCCTATTTAGCAGACGGCCACGCAATCACTG